ACTTCCAGCTTTAATCTCTTCATAGTATTTAGACTTTTGCCCGTCTAAGTAGGCTTTCGCTTCAGCAACTTGCTCTTTTAAAGCGATTTTCTTTGATCTTATTGTACGCTCATCATCCATGTCCTCGTCAAAACCATATTTATCTTCCAATAAAAAGTTTCTTTCCTCAGCAGATAGATGAGATTTAGTTTTCCTATAGTATTCGTCTAACACCTCAGAGTCATCTAACTTAGTTAGATCTCTATTTAAGTTTACGTAGTCGTTTAAATCTCCACCAGTGTCTTCCATGAAATCGACTAACTTCTGGATATTCTCTGGTAGTGGTTTCCCAGTAGCCTCTGCTTCTGCTATAACCTCTTCGATTTGCTCTTCAACCTGTTCAACCTCTTCTTCAGTTACCTCTTCTAATACTGGTAACTCTGCTTCTTGTATTTCTCCTTGCGGCTGTACCTCTTCTTGTTCTTGTGAGGTTCCGGGGTCTTCATCGCTTCCCACCACTCCTGCTGGGTCAGCTTCTGTTTCTGTAGTTTCATTGGTTAGTGGTTTACTTAAGTCTATCTTAATAACACTGTCATCTCCAGCGCTTTCAAATTTTGTTTCGTCAATTGTGTTTTCGACGACTTGTTCTGTAGTCTCTTCAACTACGTTGTCTAATTCTTCTGCCATAATAAAATATTATAAAATTAAAAAATAAGGTGTATTAGAATTGATCTAATCCTGCTCCACCTCCAACTATATCATTACCTGATGATTCAAACTTTTTAAGTGAATTACCCTGGTTTTTTCTATCTGCTAAATCTTTTTGATGCTGAGCTTGTCTATCTACTCTAGAATCTTTCCTATCCTCTTTCATAGCTCCTTGCTTATCCTTCAGCTCTCTTTCTCCAGATTGTAATCTAGAGTTTAACTCAAACTCTAACTGCATTAACTCCTTTTTAACTTGAGCTTCTTGCTGCAAGTATTGAATCTTTAATTGAGTTTTAGTTTGTTCTAACTGAGCATCAGACTGTGTCTTTGCTTGGTTCTTTTGGACTTCTGCTTGAGCCGCTGCTTGTTGAGCTTGTTGGTTAGCTTGAGATTGAGCTTGGATATTCTGCTGCTGCATTGCTTGGTCTCTCTCAAGTTTCTTCTTCCTTTTTATTTTAAGAAGTTGGTTAGCTAACTTAATATTTCTAACATCTCGCAAATCAATCGCATCGTCTAGATCTATCAACTGTTGAGACAAAGCTATTTGTATGTTATTCTCAAGCATCTGTTTCTCCTCTTCGTCTGGCATTAACTCTATGAATATACCAAAGTCATATAAGTGTAATTGACTCATCTCTTCTAGAGTAGCTACGTTGTGAGCTCCTATACTTTGTATAAATGCTTCTTTAGTCGGGGAATATTCTATAATGTCTGAGATCCTAAGTGATAACGCCTCTGCAGATTCAGAAGCTAGAAGCAACATGGATTGTAATATATGTCTAGTAGCTGTATTAGAATTAGCAGCTGCTAGTTTCTGTATACCGACTAAAGCGTTCTTATCTGGTGTTGATGCATCTCTAGCTTCATTAAGCCCAGTAACATCACGTATCATCTGTAAGTAGTAATTGTAAGTCTGTATTAGACTCTGCATCTTATTACTACCTGATCCATTTTGTATTTGCTGAATTGGTACTTTACCAGGATTCATATCTCCTTCAGAAGTGAAGCTTCTACCAATAACAGAACCTGTTTGGAAGAACATGTTTAAAGCTTCTTGAGGAGAATAATTCGTACCATTACCTAAGTCAATCTCAGCTAAACCGTCAGCATCTAAATAAACTCCATCTGGTACCATACGTGATAATACCTGTTGAAGTTTTAAATGAGTCAACTGAATCATGTCAGCAAATCCAGTTATTCTACTAACTATAGACTCTATCTTACCGTTATACATTCTAGGCGCAACGATACTATAATTCATTTTAACTTTATCAAAGTTAGATTTAGACCTAAGCATATTCTTAGCCATCTCCCACTTTAATAGTTTGTCAGTACCCAATACTAACACACCTTCATATAGACACTCCATAACTCTTTCAAGCTTAGAAAAGTTTCCGTCCATATCTGCTGGTGGGTTGAAGGTATCGTCCTTCTCTATAACTTTAGTAGCACCTGATCCAGTTTCTTTTACCTTGTAAGTGTTATTCTTATGTGTCTTATAATTAAAGTATAATACACTTATCTTATTTTTATCACCGTTATATTTATCAACCAGTCTAGCAGTAGTGTTACTAGAGCCCTCCACTATGTCATAAATCTCAGATTCAGAAAGGTTAGGGAACTCCTTAACTAATTCATTAATTGGAATCTGCTTAACCTCTCCAACATAGTATATATCCTCAAAATAAGGAGACTCAGTATATGAATAAACTAAATTAGCCGGATCTACATACTGTATTTTAGCACCATCACTCCAGTCGAACGTAGTCTTAGTCGCACCAATACCTATAGTTGTTAAATCGTATAATGCTCTCTTTTTAATGAGATCAAACTTACTACCTTCCATTAGTACGTTAATAGCTTGCTCCTCAGCTAACTCTACAGCTTGTTTATAATTTAACTGCATGTGAAGAGCTAGCTCCTCTTCAGTGTCTGGTAGCGTTTCTTTTTGGTTCTCATAAATGTCCATACCAAAACCTTCTTGGACCATATCATTATACTCTTTAGATCTAATATCTTTAAGCATCGACTCCATGTACTCAGTTCTTTTGCTAACACCGTACGAGTCTTGAGAATATGCTTTAACGTCGTAAGCTCTCTGAGACATACCATTAACTACAATATCAACAAACTTAGGTACAATAGGTACGGGTTTCCAATCTAGGTTTAAGTAGCTTAAGTCACCATTTATAGATAACTCATTTTTATATTTCTGTATAGGTTGTTCACCCCTCGCGTATAAACGTAGTTTGTGGAAATTGTTAATGTTACCACTGTACTTAGAAGTAGCACCGGAGAACCATTCATGCTCAATAGCTCTTGCCACTTTTAACCCGTACTCTTGGGTCATCTTTTCTAAATCACTAACTGCTTGTGAGGGGAAGTTGTATACAACAGACTCTGCCATAATTTACTTTTTTATTATTGTTGAATTAAATCCGGTGTTAGTATATCTAGATACACTTATACCTAATGGTTGTTTTTTTACTTCAGGGTTTGGTCGGTACATGTGTCTATTACAAGCCATAATGGCTAAACCAGAACTTATAGCAGCATCATACTTAGTTCTTTTGTTTATGTTAAATTTACTCCAGTCACTTAATGTTTCATTGAAATATACAGTACCATAGGTACCATCTTCTAAATGACCAACGTGATCATTGATGTACATTTCTATAGCCGCAGCATGAGCTTGCTTTATGTCCTCACTAGAGTTAGGCATACCACCCACCTCTCTTTCAGTTACAGATAACTTGTTCCAAGCTTTGTCAGGACGATTCATACTGAAACCTCTATAACCTCTTCTACGTAAATAGTACAATAGACGAGGTTTATTGTTCTCTGCTAATATAGGCATCCCATAAAATACTAATGCCATTAGAACGTCCTCAAAGAAGATCTCAGCAGTTTGAGGTCTAGCCACATATTCTAAAAAGAATGTGTTAGCTGGAGCATCTTCCATACTGAACTTAGTTAATCCATGTAACGCTCCTTTAGAGCCTTTACCATCAACAGTACCACTAATGTCGTAGCTGTCACAACCAAACGCACCAACGTGCTCGTTTCCAGGGTATTTAACTCCATTCTTTAGTATAACATTATTTTGCATTCCTCTATTAGGAACCCAACTTACTTTGAATCTACCATTTGGATCTGGGTTAAAGGTAACTCTAGTATCCTTAACTCCATTCTCCCATTGGAAATTCCCAGTGGTTAACACTGAGGAGTTTCTATTTCCTTCGTTGTAATCTATTTGTTCATATATCTTTATAAGATTAAACAAACTATTCTTTGTCTCATCTCTAAATGCGTGCTCTTCTGTTCTTGGGAACTGTCTGTAGAATTCGTTTAATCCGTCTTGATCATCTCTCAGACCATCGGCTTCATTCTCCCAGTAATCTACAACCCCTATATCTATTAATTCACCGTGTGGTCCGTGAACATCATCACTTGGACTATCAAAGACTGGAACTCCGAACTGGTCAATAAATCCTTCATAGTTCCATTCCATTGGGATAAACAAAGAATATAAACCAGACTTTGTTTGTCCATTCCTATTTCGTCTAGTAACATCTGAGTCTCCATATAATTTCTTAAAGTTATCACCACCCTTATCTAAAGCATTAGAGGTCGAACCCATCATGCACTTACCAACTATTCTACCACCTAACCTCAAACAGGTTTTAGTAACTCTCCAGTTGTTAAGAATATTATCTGGTCTCTCCCACTTACCACTCTCATCGTGTACTAATAGAGAAAGCTTTTCCCCATCATAACTGTTATCACCAGTATTCTTCCAGTCAATAGTAGTGTCAAGACCTTCCATATCATCTTGCTCTTCGTGAACCCCCATTTTTCTACGGGTGAACTTCTTAGCTGGTATACGGTAAGCTAGCTCTGACTTCGGACGATCCATACCATCTTGTATAGGTTTGAAAAAGAAAGGATAATTAATACTTATAGGTACTATTTTATCTGTAAACATCTTCTTCGCATCACCTCCACTTTTAGATAACACTCCAAATCTACTATCACTTGCTAAGGTAGCTAAATTAACGGTTTCAGCTGAACTCATGAAAGAAAAACCTGAACGTCTGTTCTTTAAATAACACATACCATAGCAACGTTGATCAGCCTTACAAGCCTCCCAAAATATAAAGAAAAGCCTATTGGCTTCTCTAAAGTCTGGGGCTCCAACATCTATCTTACTCCATTGCAGATACATGTAGTAACTACCAGGGATCCAAGTAGGATTACCGTTGTTCATAAACCAAAAGCCATTATCTCTTCTCTTGAACTCTTCGTCTATGTATTTATAATGTAACTCTTTAAATTCTTTAGGGTAAGTATCCCAGTCAAACCTAGTTTTAATCTTATTAAAAGCTGAGTTAGGCTCAAACCTTCTCCACTTCTGTTCTTTCTTTTCTTTAGAACAACTAAAAACTTCTTTAGGTGCTTTAGGTAAAGCTACTCTCAAACCTTGTATCTCTACTATCTCACCTATCTCACCGGTTTTAGATACAACTATAACATCACTTTCTTTGTCATAGCCATATTTCCACTTCTTACCCTTATTCAATCTCTTGATAGTGGTAAGCTTGACTGGTTCTACTATTTTATAAAGTGTTTGCTCGTACATTATTTACTCCTTCCTTCTGCGAACCCTTGGAACTTAGGTTTATTTAGATCTTGCTTTGATTTCTCTAAATCTTTAATAACCCGCTCTTCTTCTTCAATTCTATTTAATATTTCAAAGGCATCGAAGATAGCAAGCTTTTTCGTGGCAGCAGCATTCTTAAGTCTATCGGCTGATATATCATCGTCAGAATCAACAATAGCTTCTTTAGCTACCTTAATTAACTCTTCAACTGCTTTATGCCCAGCTTGGATTATACTCTTCTTCGTTTCCTTTATATTCATATTCAATTGTAATAAAATTATTCATAACCCTATAAAGTCTCTCTCCGTCAACGACAAATTCAAACTCACTACTAGGTCTGAACCCTACTAGTTGCGTAGGTAAAAATCTACCATCAGAGTATTTAACTATACCAACAAGTGGTTGCTCTGAGTCTAACGAGAGAGTATCTTTATTTTTTAAAGGCTTTACAAAGGTAAAACCCTTAACACACTCCCAAGTCAAAGTCTTGTACATGTATATTTGATCAGGAGAAGCTAAGTATTCTCCTTCATTTAAGAAACCCCTACTGTTCTTCTCTATACCTTTTACATTGTGCCATCTTCTAAATATGTTATGATGTACAATTACTTCTTGACCTTCTTGTAGGTTATGTATGTTATCAATAGGAGTAGAGACAATAATAGCTTTACGGTTAATGTATCCATGATTAAATATTTCCGTATTTAATATTAAGCTTTTACCATTTCCTACTTCTACAGAATTATTATACCTCTCACCTAAAGGTCTTATTATATAATCATGTAAAGGTTTCATTAGTACTCTAGATCATATTCTACTGATATAGCCATGTTCTTGTTAAAATCTTTCCAAGGTATAACTACATCCTTCTTTCGTATATAAATAGAGTACTTAGTCTCTTCCTCTAATATATCACATATTGTATGACCACCATAAACGTTCTGACCAACAGCGTAATGCATCGCATCGCTCTTATAATCTTTACCTATAGTAATCTTTCTAATTACATGACTATCCATTGTTTGGGTAGTTAATAGTACCGTCAGCTAAGTCTACATCAAAAGTTCCATACTCTTTGCTAAATGCATTTTGCAACTCAACGATCTTAGTTTGAATACTAACTTGCTGGTGAATTAACTCGTGCTTCTGAGCTTCCAACGCACCAACTCTAAATTGTATAGCATTGTTATCGTTTACTACAGACTGTAGGTTTTTTAATTGCTCATCAGTAATTTTCTCTGCTTTAGGTTTTAAATCAACCATCTTTTCTTTTGCCATAATTAAATTAAATTTTATTTCTTTGTTTTTTCTAGTGAACGTCCTCCGAAGTAGGCTCCTATCACTGTTATTAATACTAATTGTAATAGATCAGTCCACTTAGCTTCTACATTAAATGATATAGCACCAGCGTCAATGAATATCATTAATACTGTTGATACAACTAAAAATATAAGGACTAGTGGTCTAACATTTTTTGATAGCCAAGAATCAGACTTCATATCTGCCTCCCAGCGATTAGTCACTTGCTTTTGCATCTCCAACTCATGGTTGGATATTAACTCTTTAATCTTCTGCTCAGCAGCTAACTTCTCTTCTTTGGAAGTGGTGAGGTTATCTAAAACCCCACCAACATCCTTAATAAGTTTACCCGCTCCAGACGATAAAACTTTCTGAAGCAAACCCATCTACTTCTTATCTTTCTTCATCATCTTCATAGCAGCTGGCTTCAACATCTTAGCTGGTGAATCCATGATAGCTTGCTTCAACTCAGCAGGTAAACTTTTTTGTTTGCCTACTAATGATTTCTTTGTAGGAGACTTCTTCATCATTTTAGCTGGAGTCTTCTTAGCCATTTTTGCCGGAGATTTTTTCATCATCTTGGCAGGAGTTTTCTTCATCATGATTGTTTGTTTTTGATGTGTTTATACATTGATTTACCTAATAACTCACCGAAATTACTGTCTGTCTTGTAGTGGGCGTGAGCAACTCTCCTACTATAAGATATTTTCTTAGCTAACTTTTTAAAGTCATCTCTTTTACTAGGATATTGATCACCTAAAACACCAGCTATTAAAAACGCTTGAGCTGAATGACCAGATGGATAGGACATAGTTTTCATAGAGTCCATCTCCACGTCGTCCATACTTATATTCATTTTACTAGCAACGTTCTTAGGTCTAGGTCTGTTAAAGTAATTTTTTAAATCTAGTATTATAGGTGCTGACTCAGCTATAAGCTCAGCTGCAGTAGTCTCATCATAATCCTTTAAATTCTTCCTAACAGCTAACTCTTTAAAAGCTTTCTCTATGTTGTCATACTTCTTAACAAAACCCTTATCCATAGGTATTTTATTAAGCTCTTTAACCTCTAACATAGTATGGTGTGAATTGTCATTAGGTGGTTTGTTATTTTTAAACTCAGAATAATCAAAGTCTTTAAAAAACTTATTGTTTATAGCTTCATTAGCATCTTTTTCCCAAGGAAATACTTCACTACCTTCTGGATAAAACTTACCGTTGTATTTTATCTGACCATCCTTTCTTTCGTAGTCTTCACCCCTATATGTAACACTGTAATCAGTGTAGGATAAAACACCGTTCTTCATTTGCTTAGCATGGAAAGCTTCGTGAGCTATAACATCTTTTTCTAGTTGACTACCTTTCTTTATAGATTTATCAATAAATATACTCCCATCTATATTAGCTTCACCTAACACACCACTGTCTAAATTCTTTCTTAATATAGGAGTATTCTTATTCATCTGTCTTTATCTTTGATCATATCATCAATAGCCTTATTCATAACTTTATCCGTGTAAGATTCGTTGTTATAATAAGGATTAGTTATAGAGGTAGGTATATCTTCTTCGCCTAGCAAAATACGATATATCCTGCTTATCATATGATTACACTTAAATGATGTTTTGTAAACTGTATATTTAATTGTTGTACGGTTTCTCTGTCTCCAAACATCTATCCACCCTGCTTTTCTCAACCTCTCCCAACGATGCTTGTCCCACGTGTAAGCGTAAACACCATTGATAAAATCATCTCTAGTAAATCTATTTAAACAATTCAAGTATATCAGTAACTCTAAGTCAGCATCTTTTAAATCATTAGCTTTGCACACCCATTTCCGAACCAATCTATAGTACTTGAGGAAATGAGAGTCTTTAAGATCTTGAGCTGTTATATTCCTAATCATTCCGCAAGGACTACATCTCTAAGTCTTATAACTTTGTATAAAGAATCTTCGTAAGCTATATCATGACCAGCATGTTGGTCATACATAACCATAGAACCTTCTTTAATTAACTCAGCTAAGTTACCTACAGAAACCACTTTAGCTTTCTTATATCTATTATCTGTATCTGTATCGTCAGTAAGTAGAAGACCACCCGAGGTAGTCTTCTGTTCTTTAACTGCTTCTATAACTATATAATCATTAACTGCTTTCATTTACTCTAATATTTGAAATTACACAATCAGCTGACATGATAGTTAAGGCTACACTTACAGCATTCTTCAGAGCAGTCTTTGTTACTAGTACTGGATCCACGATACCAGCTCGAACCATATCAACACATTCACCAGTCACTACGTTGATACCTGTGCCGATAGCACCATCGGTTGCTAACATGCTTAGTCCAGCATTATCTAGTATGGTATTATACGGAGCTTTAATAGCTTGTAGTAATACATCTCCGGCTCGTCCGGAGAGAATTTTTTGAGAAGCATCAAGGAGGGCAACTCCACCCCCTGGGACTATCCCTTCTTTCAGTGCAGCTTTCGTAGCATAGATAGCATCTTCCACTCTATCTTTCTTCTCCTTAAGTTCTACCTTAGAATCAGCTCCAACCTTTACAACACCTACACTACCTGATAAAGTAGCTAACCTCTGCTCAAGTTTCTTCTTAATGAAACCGTTTTTCTCCTCAGTGATCTTAGCTTTAACCTCAACTATTCTCTCTAGTACAGCATTACTAGTACCATCAAGAGTGATTGTAGTATTCTTATCATCTGTTACAGAGAATTCAACCTCACCTAAGTGCTCAACTGTTATAAGGTCAAGATCATCTCCTAATTCTTCGTTGATAACTGTAGAACCTGTTAGGATAGATAAGTCTTCTATAGCATCCATACGTGTAGGACCAAAACCAGGTGGGTCTACGATGTTTACTTTAATGTTACCTTTAACTTTATTCATTAGTAATGCCGACTTAACCTGTTGTGCTACTGGAGCCACGACAAGTAGTGATCGGTTATTCTTTATAACATGTTCTAATATACCCTGAATTTTACGTATGTTAGGTATTTCAGAGGAAACAGTCAAAACGAGTGGGTTATCTAACTCGCATAAGTGTTTCTCTGTGTTAGTAATAAAATGTGGAGAGGTTAATCCGCAGTCTATCTGCGCACCATCCACTACTTCTACGTAAGTATCCTCAGTTGGGCTTTCTTCTAGTAAAACAACGCCGTGTTTCCCTACTTTTTCGTAAGCCTCAGCAATAATTGCCCCTAATTCCTCGTCATTATTACAGGAAATAGCAGCAACAGCTTTAAGCATATCACCTTCTACCTCTATAGCAGAGGAATCTAAGTATTCCATCACCTCTTCTAGGCACTGGTTCACTCCATCTTTAATTTGTCTGATTGAAACGTCTGCAGCGACGGCAGTACGTATAGAATCGATCAAGGCTTCTACCAAAACGGTAGCGGTAGTTGTACCATCACCAGCCTCTTTCACTGTATTTCTAGCTGCTTCCTTAACTAGGGTAGCACCCATGTTCTCAACCGGATCAAATAAGACTACGCTTTCTGCAACGGTTACTCCGTCTTTTGTTATGACCGGTTTGCCTCTTCCATCTTCGTATATAACGCATTTTCCCGATGCGCCCAATGTGGATTTTACGGCTTGTGCTAGCTTATTAACGCCGGCTATTACTCTGTTTTCAGCTTCCTGACCAAAGTTTAAGTCTTTGACCAGTTCACTAGGTAAATTGTACTCCATAATGTATTGAATTGAATTTAATTAAATTGTATAATGCTTAAGAATCGAAGGTTTTAACTACTTTTGGTCCACCAATGAACTCCAGTTTCTTTCCAAAGTGTTCCACACTGCCATTGATAGCAGCCTCAGCTCCATCGAGAGTTTCTCTACGCGTGATGTCGACCCATTTGTCTGCGTCGTTTGGATTGTTGACTTCTGTTTGGTAGTACCCATTAGGTAGTTGTGTTATTCTCCAGTTCTTTTTATCAGCTAAGTGCTTCCACTCGTTGATCTTGTCTTCCGATACGTTCGGTTTTCCAGTATTAAGTGTACTGGTTTTGTAGTAATAATAGGTCATTTGATTTGTTTTTGGTTTATAATTGATTTAATCTAAGCTAGGGTCTTCACCCATTTTATAAGACTTTACTTGTTTAGAAGGTTTTAGTTTAGCGCTAGCTTCTTTTTTTCTTTTAGCTACATCTTGTTTTGTATCTGTACTGTACATTTTACCTCTATACTTAAATCTACCACCAGCACCTTGATTTTTTCTTGCTTGTTTGAAAGCATCGCCAAACTTATCTGGAGTAACGCCTTTTATTCTACTGGTAGGAGTTTTTTTAGCATTTATTGTAGTAGTAGCTTTAGGAGCTTGTATTTTTCTACTAGTTTGAGTAACTACATCTTTCTTCTTAACTCGCTTTTGAGTTACTTTAGAAGCAGCAGCTTTAACTTTATTAGCCCCTCTTCTTAAAGCTTGTCTAGCTGCAGTACCTTCAGATTTTCTAGTAGCTTTTCTATCTGCTCTATCTTCTTGCCGAGCCTCCTTTTTAGTCTTACGCTGTATAGGTTTTTCTATTTTAATTTCCTTTTGAGCTATACTTTTCTTAAAAGGACTATTCATTTTAAATGCCATATCGATGTTTATTAAGTTCTTACCAATATAATCACATTGATATAGAATTATTTAATAATGTGACAACAGCCTGTTACTTATTTCCTTATATAGGCTAATGTCACACTTTGTGTGCAAAAAAAATTGTTATAAATTTTGGACTGGAGTGTTGCCCCCCTCCCCCTCCCGGCCCCCCTTTATATCAAAGTCAATATATTTACCCCACCCCTACCCCAATATATTTATATTTATATATAATTTTCCACATATATAGATCTTTATATATAACTAACTATTTTTTATACAAACTAAATACGACTATATTTGGATAATATATATGAATTTAAACTTAATATCAACTTAATAATTTAACTACTATGTCAAATTCAACTTCAACTTTAACTACTAAGCGCTTTGTTATTCGCAAATCATTAATCGGTAAAAATACTATTATCACGTTCGTGAATAAAAAGAACGAGTCAGTGTCGTATAATCACGACGATGTGTATAATACTCACAAAGATAGATTCGAGTCTATGAATTGCTTCGCGAAGTATAAATCTTATACTAACTCAAACGCAATGCCAGCGTTCTGTAGAGACTTAGCGATCTAATCTCTCGACGGCAAACTGCCTAGTATTCGCCGTGGCAGATAACTTTCACTATAAAATAAATAACTATGAAAAAGATCTTATCTTACCTTCCGTTCACAGCTTCATTAGCTATCTTGATCACAATGATCTTCGCATTCTCCTTAACTGGATCGCTAGGAAACCTAGCTCTTATGATACCTTGTATCGTAGCATGTGGAATGACTCATGAATTGATCGAGGAATAAAACTGTGACATTAGCCTGTTACTCTTCTTAGTTAACGGCCTTGTGTCACACTTTTCTACTAACGATAATTAATTCTTAATTACAAACTAAATACGACTGTCGTTGGATAATATATACGTAACCAAATAAAAATAACGACTATGCAAAAACTTACTCTAGAACACGAAACTGAAATTATCGCTACTATCGACGAATTAAACCAGTATATTAATGGTAACGCAAGTGCCGACCAACTTCTCGGAGTATTACACTCAACGTATATTTCGATATTAAAATCTGAAATCGCTAAAAATGAGAAATCGCGAGTATAGAGAAGTCGCGGAGTATCTCCTAACTAAAATAATTAACTAAATAAATTACCCACTTTTACTATGACTAAAAATACTAAAAACTACGTTTGCTCTCGAGTACAACTAAATACTCTTGAGAATATTGGTAAAGCACTCGTTGCACTTACTGAAATAACTAACGACGAGCACTTTTATAACTACGAAATCTCTGATTCAACTCATAAAATGAGAATGGAATTAACAGAAATATTTCACCAAGTTCGTGAAGAACTTACAAAATAAATACGATTACTCGTGGATAATATATGTGTAACGAAACTAAAAATAAATAACTTAACTTAAATTAAATTACTATGTCAAATTTATTAAAATCAAAGAGATTTGTAGTACGTCAATCTCTAATCGGTAAAAACACCAACGTTGAAGTAACATTCAAAAACGGTAAATCAGTAACTTACTCGCACGATAAAGCGTTCGAGATTATGAAGGAAACTCTAGAAGCACTCTCGTGTTGGAGTAAATACAAGTCGTACACTGCGACGAGTAATATTCCAAAAGTACTTCGAAATACTGAAGCGGTTATCACTTCTTCTGAAGTTGATGAAGTTTCAGGTGATGTTACTGAAGTCGAAACTGAAGTTAAAATGACTGCAGAAGCGGCGTTTTAATCGACGAGTAGCCCAGTTAGTTCCACTTGTTCTCTGGTAAATCAAATATGAACAAGTAATGTAGTTATGGTATTAAGAGTGTTCGATTCACTCGCTACAACTAGAAATTATTAACTTATTAAATTAAATTACTATGCAATTACACTGTAAACTTTGTGGCAAAGATGTCACTACGGAAACTGAGTTCGAAACTCGTGCACCATATAGAATAATAAATAATCACATGTGTGAAGCTAAGCGCGCTAAACAAGAGGCTAAAGCTAAAGCACTAGAATCAGGATTTATACTATGAACTACGAAGAATTAAAGGAAACTATGATTAGACTAGTTAATGATGATGAGTTATCATTGAGTCAACTAGAGTATATTTTAGAGTTTATTCAAGGTAATGGTTATACAAATTAAATACGACCACTCTTGGATAATATACATGAACGTAAATAAATAACTTATGAGAATATTAAAAACAGTAAAAGAAGATAGTTGTATCTATCTAAAAGAAGACTTCGCAGGAACTACTATATCAACTAAATGGCGACCATACACAGTTGGTGAACTACCTAAAAACTTTGGTTGTATAGAGTTTGAGACTGAAGTTGAAGGAATAAATGAATGGTTTAACTATAAAGGATATACTTATGTCAGAGATAATCGGTAGAAAGTTTACTCATGACCAAGTGATTGAAGTTGGAGGTGAATACCTAAAATGTAAAGAAACTGGTCAGTGGGTTAGTGAAAATAACGTAGAAAACTACGAAGTAGAAAGAATTAATATAGAAATACAACAGTTTTATGAACACGAGCAAGACAAATACTATTAAACTAATTGAAGACCTTGAGTCGAAACTAAAGTCACACGACTGGTTTTATGAGTACTCTGATGACTCTAGATACTATAACTCAGGTTTAAAGGAGTTCACTGATATATGGAATGTCATAGAGCAACTACAAGCGGTAGGCGAAAACGAATTTGACCAAGCAATTGCTCTATACAAACAGTATAAACCAGTGGTGAAAGCACCGCATGAAACAGTAATTGGTCAAAACTATTAACAAACTGAATACGATTACTTGTGGATAATATAATAAACGAATATATGAAATGCAAGTGCACAAGGGAAATACCGCAAGGTAGATTAGATTTAGGTTATAAGACATGTATAAAATGTGCTCGAACTGAGCGTTATTCATGTGTACCAATAACTAATCACAAAACAGGTAATACAATTCAAATAGTCAGCAAGGAATTAGCTGAAGCTATTTACAAAGCAAGTAGGCGAAAAGGTTATGGAACCTGCTTGCGATAGTACCCTCGCTGAAACAGCGTTTTAACAGGAGGGTACACTTTGCCTGAGTAGCTCAACTGGATAGAGCAACGCCCTTCTAAGGCGTAGGTTATGAGTTCGAATCTCATCTCGGGTACTAAAATTAAAGATTATGAGTAGAAAATTAGTAATTGGTGATGTGAGCATCGTCAGAATAGATAACGAGATTCGTTATAATGTACCAGAAAGTATGACTGGTAAGAAATTAGAGGAACTAAAAGAAAAACACTCTAGTAGTATTAGTAAATTTCTTAAAGCAAGTAAATCATGAACGAAAATTGGCAAGTAGTTTGTTACTCAAGACAATCAGATTGGGAACAAGTGGTACGAAGAAACTTATCAGAGGAGAATGCTTATGAAATATTAGCAGAAATGAACTCTCAAGAAGCGAATGGTTACCAAGGTTTCTACGTGAATAGATGTACAAACTGAATACGAACGCTCGTGGATAATATCTATGAACAAATTAATTAAAAACTATGTATATAACAGTATTAGACTTCACAGAAGGACGAGTATTCCAGTACAATGTTACCGTATATGATGTGGTAAATATGAAGGAGGATAACCCTTCAGCAGAGCAAATTGAAAACTTTTTAATCGGCGAAGGTCATAGAATGAATGATTGCGAGTGGATGTCACACGCAGATGGTGAAATAATAACAGATAAAGGAGAGATATGAGTAACAGATACTTAGATGAAGCTGGTGAAATAACTAGCAAGCAAATTGGACCACTTTTTATAGAAACTCGTAATGATGCTTTACGTTTCTTTAAACTAATGGGTATCAAAGAGATAACTACTGCTAGGCAGGAGAAAAACGGTACAACAGTTTATGAACTACCTATCCGTAAATTAAGCTATACAGGTAATTCTTATGCTTACAAGTATGCTATTTATGACTCAGGTTACATAAGAGACATAAGTGAACATTGTAGTTCTCCGTGGTACATCAATAAGAGATACATAACTAAAACCAAATATTGGAATAGTTATTACAAGGAATATTACACTTATACAGGTAGTAAACCAGTATTTGTTAATAACTTTGATGACCAACTTGTTTTCTTAGCTAATTATATACTTAAAAACCGCTATGGTAAACTATATAGTTGCTGTGACTGGAGTATCGAGCAGATGAAAGAGCAACGTGAGTTCATGTATAACCATAAGTGGAATGGTGATACAGTAAGTATACCTCGTGATGCTTATATGAAATTCAAAGAAGCTTATGATGAGGTTTATGAGTTAGACAATGTTTTAATAGCAAAGTCTGAGTATGATAAGCTGAAACGTACTCAGTTAGAAAAAGATAATGGATACTTAGGTGATGAAATTGCAGTAATTATTAACGGAACAAGATACAATTTATCATGAAGAAATTTAACGGATTTGAAAACCACTTAATACAAGAAGCATTAAAGCTTTACATAGAGAAAGCAGAGGATGAAGTATTATATAAAAAGGCTAGCTTAGAGGTTACTAAACGACTTTTGTTTGCCCCAGGGTATTTCACTATGATAGGTGAAGAGCTTTCTGAAAAAATAAATAATATGACACTTAAAAAAGACAGGAAATAATGAAATTAGAAGCAGAACACATAGAACAAATAGCAAGTTACATGGCAGATAGCTTAGAAGATCACTTAGATATAGTATTCTGGGATGGTATTGCTCGTGTATTAGACGAATTTAGCATCGACTAT